TGGCCGACAACAGGACCCTTATCGCCCAACTACGCAGCGCCCATACAGTCTGTGCCTTGGCCGACGACTACGCCTCTACCGCGATGATTGAGGTGTGGATCGACGAAGCGGAGCGGCGCGCGTGGTTCCTGTTCGAGGCGAGTCGCTGATGCTTTATAATCCCGTCATGGTGGTAAATCCAATGGCCGACAGGACCCAAAAGACACTCCCCAAGCCCCGAGTACAGCTCTTCGTACACCTCCAGGTGTGTGAGCGTGGCTTGGCCTTGCGTTCGGAGCGTGACCTGATCCTGCCGGCGAAGCGGGCGGCGTAGCCGCCGGAGGCAGCAATGAACCTGATCGAAGGCATCCAGCAAAAGTGCAACTTCATCCGCGAGAAGATCATTCCCGTTTACGATGAGATCGGCCCGGCTGGGGTGTTTGGGAAGATGGGACTTCAAGCAGACATCAAGAAGGGTGAGCAGGCCATCGCTGGTGGCGACACTATCGAGATGCTGCGCGTCTACAAGGAACTCGAAAGCACCTGCGACACAGCACTATAGAAGGTTTAATAAACTCATGGCAAACCTCGTAAAAGGCCCTCTACCTCGTACAAATCGCGCCCCTAAAACGCGTGCGAGGTTCCTTGATGCCCTGAAATCGACGGGGAACATCACTAAAGCCTGCAAATTGAGCAGACTGCCGAGGCGTACCGCTTACGACTGGCGTCGAGAGGATGAACTGTTTCGGCAGGACTGGGATGAGGCTCTGAAAGAGGGAGAGGGGCTTCTGGAGGATGAGGCGAAGCGCCGGGCCTACGAGGGCGTCAAGAAGCCTGTATACCAGGGCGGCGCACGCGTGGGCTATGTGCAGGATTACAGCGACACACTGCTCATCTTCCTGCTGAAAGGCACGAATAAGGCGAAGTACGGCGACCGTACTACGCTGGCCGGCGACAAAGACAATCCCGTGCAGGTGAGCGTGCTCGATAGTATCCTCAAGGGAGAATGAAGCCGCTCACTGTAGTACAGAAGGCCAAAATCCGTAGTACACTCGCGGACCCGATCAAGTTTGTATTACACTGGCTCGGCTCTGACCTATGGAGCGTGCAGCGGGACATTTGCAAGGCTCTGCTCAAGCCCCAGGCGAAGGTGAACGTCAAGGCTTGCCATAGCTCAGGCAAGACGTTCCTTGCGGCGCAGATTACGCTCTGGTGGCTGGCCCGGTACGAGAACGCTATCGTGGTGACCACGGCGCCCACGAAAAAGCAGGTCGAGGTCCTGATGTGGTGTGAAATCCACAAGGCCCTCGTCAAGAGCAAGTATCCCTTTCCATCTGCAAACCTCACCAAACTGGAGTTTGACAAGACCAAATACCCGATGCGCTATGCACTCGGCTTCACGACGACTGTCCAGCAACAGGATGAGGGCGTCAAGTTCCAAGGCTTCCATGCTGACCATGTGCTCATCATCATCGATGAGGCTCCCGGCGTTGACCCGAAGATCATCGAAGCGATCGAGGGCATCCGGGCCGGTGGCGATGTGCGCATCCTGAAGTTGGGCAACCCTACCATCTCCTCTGGCGCCTTCTACGACGAGTTCCACAGCAAGCGCGCCAGCATCCAGCCATTCACAATCAGCGCGTTCGATACGCCCAACTTCGAAGGCATCAAGCTTTCCTATGAGGCTCAGGACTCAGAAGGCGCTCCAATCACCGTAACGCTCGGTGATCCCAACGGCCGCGACCTGATGGACCTGTCCGAAGAAGAGCTTGACCAGAACGTAATGCCATGGCTGACCACCAGGCGGTGGGTCAAAGAGCGGTTCGAGGAGTGGGGGCCGGGAGACTTCCGTTGGGATTCACGCGTAATGGGGGACTTCCCCTCTCAGAGTCCTGATGCCCTGCTGTCCCTGGCTTGGCTGGAGCGCGCGCAACGGGACACACGGACGTATGAGGGCAAGGTGGACATCGGAATCGACGTAGCGGGTCCTGGCGAGGATGAGACGGTCATGTGCGCCCGATGCGGATTCCAGATTCTTGAGATCATCGGCTGGGGCAATCCAGATCCCCGCGGAGAGCTGGTGAGCGCGCTGCGGAAGTATGGAGACCGCATCGGGACTCTAAACGTTGACTCGGCTGGCATCGGCTACTACCTGCACAAGCACCTGCAAGACCTTGGCTTCCCGTCGAATGCGGTCAATGTGGGCGAGTCTCCGGCGGACAAAGAGCAGTTCGTGAACCTCAAGGCTGAACTGTACTGGGGATTGCGGATGCGCGCGAAGTCCGGAGACCTATCAGGACTCTACGACGAAACGTCTATTTCACAACTTGCCAGCATCCGGTGGAAGCCGAACAGCCGCGGGCAAACGGAGATTGAGTCCAAAGAGGCGATGCGGAAGCGGGGCGTCAAGAGCCCGGACCGTGCTGAGGCAATCATGCTGGCATTTGCCAAGGTGGCGAAGAACGGCGCTGGGCTGCTGGAGTATTACCAAGGCATCACGGCGGTGCAAACTGGTGGAGATCAGGACCCGAATCCCAAGACTCCCGGCTTTAGACCTGCGCCTACGGTCACTGCTCCCGTCAAAGCTCCAGCCCTGACCGCCTACAACCGCGCTATGGCTGCCCTTGCACCCCAAGACCTCTGTGACCATTGCGGCAAACCGCTTGGCGATACCGTGGTTGAGGAGGGCATACGCCGGATGCACCCAGACTGTGCAAGGCCGTCATGGGCGTCCTGAAGCGTTATACGATTTCTCTTGTTATACTCATCGGGACCGTTATACACTCCACCCATGAGCAAACTAGTTGCAATACGCCTCCCCGATGAACTGGCCGCAATGATTGAAAAACGGGCCAAGAGTGAATCAATGACGCAGACGGCAGTGATCGTGAATTGGCTTTGGGCTGCATCTTCTCCCACTGTCATCCAGGCGCCGCTGATGAGTCCTGAAGTCGTTGCTGAAATCCAGAAGGCGCTGGATGCGCAACCGCAGGGAAAACTATCCCTCAAGATCCCGCGTGGACATGGGCGCACATTGATGCTGAAGAAGGCGAAGCGCATCCTTGGCAGGACTCCAGAAAACCTCAGTCTTGCCGACAACCGTGATTCCTACGCCCGTCCAGCCCACGCACCGGGATGCAAGTGCCTGATGTGCCAAGGAAAGTGAGGAGCGATGAACCACCATCACCTGCCACAAGGAACCGCAGATGACCCGTTTCGACTTGATAACATTCCTCAAGCCGTTCGTACTGCCCATCAGTTCGACCGTAAAATCTGGTGCAGGATCATCGGCGACGATAGCCACTTGTTTGAAGTTTTTCCCGGTGGACGCAATATCGCTTGGCCGAGGGAGATGATTGAGCGGCGCCGCAAACTTCAGGAGCCACTGGCGGAGGGCTATCGGTGCCGACACGATTGGGCTACTCATCAGGACTCTGATCCAACGGCGGCCGGAGGGATTATCGAAGAATGGCGTCAATGCACGAAGTGTGGCCAGATAAGGGAACCCGCATTGATACACTAGACCACGGGAGCATACACCATGGCCTTGTGGGATGAACCGACCGAGATCAACGACGATACAGTGTTTGGCAAGCGGCTGAACGACAAGGCATTGCAGAAGATGCCGGACGCTACGGGCGGATCGATGACGCTCCTGAATCCGCGGTATGGGCTCCTGAGCGCAAGGAATCGCGGCGGCGTTCGGCCTACTCTTCCAAATCGGGACCCTGAGAATGATCGTCCTGGCCCAGATGACCGTGATCTTCCGTCCGATTTCATCGCGGATGTAGACGAGCAGCGCAACCGCTTCAGCCCCTACCAGCCCGTAGCGCCATTCGGCCCTCCGTCTATTGTGGACGTCCGCGAGTGGGACTATCCCACCGGCTACAACCTCGAGATCGTCAACCGGCACATCGTCTTGGGCGAGATGCTGCGCGGCATCGTGCGGGGCTCGGGAATCATCGCCAACGAGCTGAGCGCGCGCGTCGATGAACTGGTGAGCCTGCCGTGGAAGTTCGTCCTGAAGAATCCGGCCAAGGGTGTGAAATCGGAAGACGACCCGCGCATCAAGGAACTGAATGCCTTCTTCAAGATGCCAGACCGGAAGATCCCCTTCCCGCAATGGATGGAGATGATCTTCCGCGAGCGGTACACCATCGACGCCGCCGCCGTGTACATCTGGAAGAATCGGCCCGGCACGAAGCCATATGCGTTGGAAGTCTTGGACGGCAATACCATCATGCCGAAGATCGACGACCGCGGACGCATCCCCGACTGGCCGTCCCTGGCATACGTCCAGATCGTCAAGGGCCTCCCGATGGACAACTTCACCGAGCGGGAGATTGTCTACATGCCGCGGCACCGTTGGGCTCAGTTCCCAATCTTTGGGTATTCCGAGGTCGAGCAAATCTTGATGGAGGCTACCCAGCAGGTTCGCAAGACGATGTACATGTTGAATTTTTGGGCAGAAGGGACATGCCCAGACGTGATGGTGTGCTGCCCAGAGAACTGGTGCTACAGCGACGACACGGAGGTTCTCACACAGGACGGATGGAAGCGATTTACGAATGTGGATATTGAAGTTGATAAGTTTGCCACGCGCAAGCCAGTAACGAAGGAATTCCAATGGCAAAAGGCTACCGGAATCAATCTACAGCCATATAGCGGGGAGATGGTCCACCTCCAATCCCGGTCGATTGATTGCTTGGTGAATCCTCCGCACCGCGTCCTGCTTTCAAAGCGCAACGGGGAGGAGCGCATCGTTTTAGCGAAAGAGCTACTTGAATCTCACATCGACGGTG